GAGGACATGGTGACGTATTACCGGAAGCACGTGATGAACCTTGCGGCGTTCAGGTACACGAGCTACGAGGACTGGATCAATACGGGCATCTGTCTGAAGAATATCCACCCCGACTCGCTGGAGGCTGTGTTCTACGACTTCAGTGCCCAGTACGAGAACTATGACCCTCGTCTGGCGCAGTCCAAGTGGGACAGCTTCAGCTTCCGCACGAATGGTCCGGTGCTGTCCGAGCGCAGTCTCCGAGGCTGGTCTCGCATGGACAACCCGGGCGAGTACGACAAGATTGAGATGGACAACGTGGAGGAGCTTGTGGAGGAGGCCACGAAGACCATGACGGAGCACGATATGGCTCGGGTGGTCTTTGCAATGTTCCGTGACGAGTTCAAGTGCTCGGACTATGGGCAGAACGAGTGGTATCGCTTCGTGGGACACGTCTGGAAGCTGACCAAGAGGGGCGTTGGTCTGCTTGCAAAGCTGTCGAGCGACGTGTGGAAGAAGTTCGTTGAGAAGGAGAACAAGATGCAGCAGCTGATGATGGTGACAGACCCCTGCAACTGCGGTGGCAAGAAGAAGGGGGAGGAGCCTGCAGAGCCGTGCGAGATGTGCAAGATTGAGAAGCGGAAGGCGAAGTATATGGAGGCTCAGAAGAAGCTGAAGACGACGGCGTTCAAGAAGAACGTGATGGAGGAGGCACGTCTGCTGTTCCTGGATGAGGAGCTGTCGGTCAAGCTGGACACGAACAAGAACCTGATCGCCTTCAACAACGGCATCTTCGACACGCTGAACATGGAGTTCCGTGATGGAAAGGCGGATGACTACCTCAGCTTCTCAACAGGTCTGGACTACCACACGACGAAGCACTATACGGACTACGCCTGCTGGGCGGAACTTTGGAAGTTCCTCAGCAGTATCCTCCCCGATCCGGAGGTTCTGAACTACTTCATGGCACATCTTGCGACGTGCATGGTGGGAGGAAACCCTGCGCAGAAGTTCCATATTCTGACGGGCTCGGGATCTAATGGCAAGTCCATGCTGGTGATCCTGATGGCGACCTGTATGGGGACCTATGCGTGTAAGGCGCCGATCACGCTGATCACGCAGGATCGTGGTAAGGCGGGCACTGCGAACCCTGAGCTGGTGCGTATGCGGGGTAAGCGGTTCGTCACGATGCAGGAGCCCGAGGAGGGTGCCAACATCAAGACGGGTCTCATGAAGGAGCTGTCGTCGTGCGAGAAGATCACCGCTCGTGATCTGTTTGCGGGTGCGAAGGAGATGATTGATATTGAGATTCAGGCTAAGTACCACGTCTCGTGCAACAACAAGCCGAAGGTGGACACGCAGGATGGTGGCACGTGGCGCCGTCTGCTGGTGATTGACTTCCCGAACAAGTTTGTTCCGAATCCTACGGCTCCGAATGAACTGCCGGATGACAAGACCATTCAGATGAAGGTGGAGAGCGTGGAGTGGGCGGAGTGTATGATGAACTACCTGGTTACGATCTTCAAGGAGGGTCATGGGTTCAGGAAGCTTCCTGTGCCGGAGAAGGTGACTCTGAGTACGAGCGAGTATAAGAGCGAGACGGATGTGATTGGCCGGTTCATGGCCGAGTTCATTCACCTTCCCCGCATGGAGGAGTCTACGAACACGACCATCACGCAGCTGAATCGTGACTTCCAGAAGTGGAAGCAGGACAACAATATCAATCAGGGGTCAACGGTTGAGCTCCGAAAGCGTGTGGAGGCGGTGCATGGTAAGTATACGCCTAGTGGATGGTCTACCTTCCACTACGGCCCTTCTTAGAGCGACGACGACCCCCACGGCGGGTCTTGCGACGACGGCCACCGTACGCAGGGGGCGGGGCCTGGTCCATCGGACCAACCGGGCCAGGGCCGAGGGGCTGCGCAGTGGCAACGGGTTCAGAGGATGACCACCAAGACAACGGATTGTACCAGACCATTTATCTTGTGTCTCTATTTTTTACCACTTACTGGCGGGCAGCGCCGATGCGAGTGAGCACGTAGGTGCGGAGGAGGCCGATCGTGAACACCACCAGGACGAACGAGACGACCAGGTTGACGAAGGCGACCAGCACCTCACCCAGCTTCAGCGTGACGCCACCGATCGTCACCGTGAAGGATCCGACACCCTTGCCCGCCGAGGCGGCCGGGGCGAGGAGGGGCGTGAGGATGTCCTCCGACAGCGACTTGAAGAACTCTCCAACCACACCACCGAGATAGAACGACGCCGTGAGGATGATGATGTCCCGAGTATCAAGCATTTTTATTAAGAGAGGTATACTTTATTTCGTCAATACAATGGACACTCGCTTCTGGGGACCCAGTGCGTGGCTACTCTTCCATCTAGTTGCGTTTACTTCCAAGCACCCTGACGACGTGCTCAATCGCATGAAGGACGTGCTTCCTTGCAAGTTCTGCCGTGAGTCGACCACTGAGTTCGTTCACAAGCACCCCCTGCGAGGCGACCCGGGCAAGTGGATGTACGACATCCACAACATGGTGAACAACAAGCTGCGGACTCAGTGCAAGGATGACCCGGCGGTGATCAATCCTGGACCCGACCCGTCATTTGAGGAGGTCAAGAAGCACTACATGTCCATGAAGCCGAAGGCGGTGCCCGGTGCCGACTTCCTGGGTGCGATTGCTGCCAACTACCCCGATGCGCCCGAACCCGAACAGATGGCGGTGCAGCGTACGTTCTTACACGCTCTTGCAAAGGTCTACCCGTTTGATGAGCTCCGAGGAGTGTTTGCTGCGTTTGTTGATAGATATGAACCCACGCTCAGTTCTCGGAAGGCATACATGAAGTGGATGCATGGTCTGCTCTCTGCCTTGTCCAAGGAAACGGGATCTCCGCTCAAGTCCTTCAAGGGCTGGGCTCACCATCTTGCGTATTTCAAGAGCGGCTGCTCCAAAAAGACGTATCATGGAAAGACATGTCGTAAAACGGCGGGTGGTCGCACGAAAGACCGTGATCACCGGAGGACACATAGGATCGTGCACAAAAGATTGTTGTAGAGGTTGTAATGGACGTGATCACCACTCTCCCCGCTCGGTTCCCGAGTGCTCCACGCATCTCGTTCGTGAATGACGATGGCAGCATGTACGTGATGATGGCAGACGGCGACAGGACAATCAGCCTCCTTTCTCGGGATGGAATCCTTACCCCCTTTGCCGGAGCCCCTAATCCTCGAGGCGACCATGAAGATGGACCCGTAGCCACTGCGAAGTTTGAAAACCCATATGCAATCGCTAAGGGTCCCGACGGCGCCCTCTATGTGGCAGATGAATACTGCATCCGAGTCATTCGTGATGGACAGGTATCAACACTTGCCGGTCATGAATATAGTCCAGAGGACGAATCGACCCCCATTGATGGTGTTGGAGCTGGAGCAACCATTGTGAGTGCAGAGGACATCTGGTTTGACGAAGGAGGTCGCCTTCTGTTCTGGGATGAAGATACTTGTCGGTCTGTCGCTATGGACGGGACAGTTACGACAGTGGCGGAAGCCAACTATGGGGATGCTGGATGGGACGCCGCATGGGAGTTGCGGCATACGAATCAGGCGGTGGATAAGGAAGGAAATCGCTTTTACTCGGGTCGTTGGGCTGCCAATGTGATGATGGGAAACCCCAGAGCGCGCACGGCGATCGTAAAAAAGACCCCGGCTGGAGTTGAGCAGATGTACGGACGGCGAATGGTCGACGATTATTCCCCTGCTCGTGATGGACCTATCTCAGAGGCGATCTTTCACATGGCGTATACCTTCGCATACGATTCAGTGCAAGATATCATGTACTTCACAGACCTCAACTCGATTCGCAAGATTGAGTTCCCTCGCCCACAAACCGCTCAGCTGATGGGTGAGCAGGTCTCTCGGCAGACTCCTCTCATTCCTGATGTCATGAAGACAATCTCTGCATTCACAGGTGCAACGGATCCAAACCGAGTCTACCAAGATGCAGTAAAAAATAGGGGTGTTGCGCTTCCGAGACAGGGTGGTCGGCGCAGAACACACCGCAAGAAGGCAAATCGTAAGAAGAAGATGACTCGTAAGCGGCGGTCTACTTCTTCTTGAGTTTCGTTGCAGCAGCGATTCGTGTGTGTTTGGCAGAGTAGACGTCTGCCTTCTTCTCCTTTGCAGACTTCTTGAGCTCACGACGTGTCTTGGGCGGATCTTCCATTGTGAGGTCTATTACCTCTATTCAATGAGATTCGTTTTCAGTGGCGGCGGGTGCCACGGCGGCTCTTGCGACCACGGCGGCTGCGGCGGCGACCACCGACCGGGGCGGCGTCGCTCGGGTGGAACGGGCTCGAGCTGTTCGGTCCCGCAGACGTGATGTCGGCGGACGAACCAAAGTCGCTGTGCGGCGCCACATCGCCACCGCCACGCTTCTTGTAGGTCTTCGCCGCAATCTTCAGCACCTGGCTAAAGCTCTTTCCCTTGTTGGACTTCATCGTCGACTTCACGTGAGACAGCCACTTCGACATTTTGTTTACTTGTCAAGAAGTTATTGTAGTCCTGTCGGCTTTTCTACGAACCCGGCGGCGGCACCAGATCCAGGAAACAGGAGCCATTGGCATCCATACGCAGAGGCGATGCGAGGGTCGAGGGATTCCTTGCCAAAGGTTTGATCAGGGGCGACGATGGAAATGCCGTTGCGGTTGAAGGCGACCAGCTCAGGCTGATCACGAGGATGCATTGCCTGTGCATAGAGGAGGCGACGCACCTTGGACTCTGCCCATGACAGGTTCACGAGCGATCCCAACTCACTGCCCTGCACATTGTCGGACACGATCAGGATACGGTACTTGAGCTCATCAACCGGCGTATCCACATCCACTCCGCTCACCAGGTGGCGGCGCACAGTGGTCTTGAGGCAATCCGCTGCCTTGTTCAGGGTCACGTTGTTGGTCGTGTGCGGCACAATGGACAGGATGAAGGGGTCCGAGCTGGACTCCCACGCCTGAATCAGATCTACGCAGACCGAGTCAAACGTCCAGTACTCCATCGTGTAATCATAGCCCAGATTCAGGGGCGTCTTGGAGACAATCGGCTTCCCGTTCTCATCTGCATAGAGGTGCACCTCCAGCAGACGACGTCCGGATGCAATGACATCCTTCGGATCCTCAAAGACACCACCTGCCACGTAGTAGTCGCAGAGGCGCCTCCGAGTCGTCATTGCCAAATCCTCGGCGTCAATCCCCTCGTGCCAGATGCTGTAGCCCAGGATACCCACCAGTGCAGCTCCGATTGCAAGCTCCATTACTTCTTCCTTGCTTCTATTTTTTGGGGGCGGTGAACAAGATCTGCCGGAATCCATTCATCACCTCGTCGGGGATCCGTGCTTCCATAGGAAGCTCCATCAGACATGCGTAGTGGAAGTAGAGACAGTACATTCCGCACTCGGAGTCCTTGAACTGGTGTCGAGTGGAGTTGAAGGTCATCTTCATCGGCTGCGAGTGGACACCCGTGGCATCCCACTGCGTCTTCCAGCGCTTCATGAGCGTCTTGATCTCCTTCTCGGGTGCATGGGCGTAGGAATCAAAGTAGGTGATGCGAGGATACTCCAGATCCTTGCGCACATCGCAGAACATGGCGATCCAGTGCTCACCCGGTCCATCGTGGGGATCCGTGTTGAAGACGATGCCGATCTGCTCGTGTCCCTTCTTGACAAGTTCAGGCAGCTTCGCCTTGCAAAGAGAGCTGACGATGCACTGATGCGTCTCGCTCTGCAGATCAAAGTCAATCGGAATGCAGCCCATGTAGTAGTAGTTGGCGAAGAGCTTGACGTAGTTCTTCTCCACGTGATCAATGTCATCCGATGACAGCCATTCATCCCGCTTGATCGTCCACTCCTTCGGCGCCTTCGGGCGCTGCATCAGGGACGCCACAATGCACTCGGCTGATCCGGTTGCGCACTTGTCCGAGAGGCGGTGCTGAATGTTTGCCCAAATCTCTTCAGGGGTTCCCTCCGGGACAGGCTCTTCCTTTGAGTGTTCCTTGTTATACACCTTGCGGAGACGCTCCACTTCCTCCGTGTCAAGCCACGACATTCCTTGTTCTAAAACGGATACTATTAAGTCAGTGGAGGAACAAAAGCAGAATGGAGTCGCTCAAGCCTATCCTGTCCGCCTACGCCAACGTCCAGCGCCAGATCAATGATGTCAATGTCCGTGTCAATGAACTTCGCGACGAGCGCCGCACGATCGAGCTCGATCTAGCGGCCCTCTACGCCACATCTCGGGAGGAACTCCCAGACAAGATCAACCTTGCAACGTCGGGCATGACCTTTGCAGTGAAGCGCCCCAATCAGTGGAAGAAGGGCTGGTCCCTGTCCAAGAAGGA